TGGCAAATTCCATATCAGTCAGCGCCAAGTACAACATTATTTGCCAGCTCAGGTACAACTGGCCAGTTCTGGCAAGCAACGACCAATGGAGCACCTGCCTGGACAACCACTGCAAATATCTATGTGGCTAATGCGGCTATCGCAACTAGTGTTCGTGCAGGTACTGCCGGGCAGTTAGTATATCAATCAGCCGCAAGTACCACTGCGTTTATAAGTACAGCTACCACAGGTAACTTCCTACAGGCCAACTTTGCAGGTGCTCCTACCTGGACAACAACTGCTAGTATGTATGTTAACCGAGCTGTCATCGCTGATAGTGCAAGTGGTGGATCAAGTCAAGTTAACACCGCAATACAAACAGCCAGTGCAAATTACTTTCCAACATTTGTTGATAGTAATAATGCCAGTGCTACTGCTGAAAGTGTTTACACCACAAGTAGTTTTGTTATTAATCCAAGTACTGGCAATGTTGGTCTTGGAATTACCCCAGCATATAAATTACATGTTGCTGCTACTACTAATGTGATATGTCAGATGGATGGGTCTGTAGGAGGCTCAAGATTAGAAATTTCTAACTACGGAACTAGTCTTTACCTCGGCGATCACGGTGTTAATAATTCAATAGTTTTTGATACACCAGGTAATTTTATTAGATTTTTAACGAACAGCGGCAACGAACGACTACGAATTACCTCCGGCGGTGGTATAAGTTTTGGTGCAGGTGGTACAGCATACGGTACAGCAGGACAACTTTTAGTAAGTGCTGGCGCAAGTTCTCCTGTATATACAAACACAGCAAGTATATATGTAGGTCGTGCTGTCATCGCTGATAGTGCAAGTGGTGGTGCTGGTAGTGTTGCTAACTCGTTAACTGCTGGAACTGGATTATCAGGAACAGCATTCAATGGATCGGCGGCGGTTACTTGGACCAATGCCGGTGTAACAAGTGCAGTGGCAGGTACAGCAATTAGCGTGTCGGGAGCAACCGGTGCAGTCACTATTACTAATACCGGTGTAACAAGTGCAGTGGCAGGTACAGGTGTTAGTGTTTCTGGTGCTACCGGCGCGGTTACGATTAGTATTGGCCAAGCGGTTGCCACATCAAGTAACGTACAATTTAACAGTCTAGGAGTTGGAACAGCAGCCAGTGCTACAGCTGGTGAAATTCGAGCAACCAATGAGATTACAGCATATTATTCTGATCGTAGGCTAAAAGAAAATGTGCAAGTAATTGACAATGCTCTAGTAAAAGTGTTATCATTAAGTGGTATTACTTACACTCCAAATGCTGTTGCTGAAAGTTACGGGTATGACCGAACTAAGAAATTAGTTGGTGTATTTGCTGATGAAATTGAAGCAGTACTACCAGAAGCAGTTCGCCTTGCACCGTTTGACATTGACGAGAGTGGCAGTAGTAAGAGTGGCGAAAATTATAAGACTGTACAATACGAAAAGATTGTGCCGCTATTGATTGAAGCAATAAAAGAGCAACAGAAAACAATTGATACATTATCAAATAAGATAACTGCATTAACGGCCCAAATAGATAACATTAAGCCTAGACCTTAAGCTAGATACCAGCGAAAAGGAACACATGGCTAAATTTAATCCATTTCAACTAGCAACATCGAGATTATTATGTCTCGATGTTGCTAACATTTTTCCAAAGAAAATATGCATGGTTAACCAACCAATAAATAGAAGTTACATATTTCATATTTTCAACTTACGAAAAATTTGGTCAATAAATATCAGGGGACTATAAGTGTCAGTTTTACCAGCAACGGGATCAGCGATAAAAATGGGAGGCGTGAATCAAGCATATACAAACACTGCTCCTACCGGTGGTCTAAACATCCGTCTTAGCGCAACACTTGGTGTTAGTTATGGCGGTAAAATTGCAAGTGCCCAAATTAGTTTTAGTTCTACTTTTGGTGGTAAAACTACTCCGTATACTTACTCTTAATATAGGTTGATTAATGAAGAAAAATAAATTAGATATAAAGAAACTGATCAGCATCGCACCACCCGGATATACTCGTTGGGAATTAGACAACATAGTGTGGCACGATAGAACTAGTAATCCTATCACGCTATTAAAATTCTTAAAAAGAATTGAGCGACTTCGAGCCATTTCCGAAAAAACATTAATAGAAGCTAGCGAACTAGAACTCCTAGAAGATTTATCAACGGAACTGGATCAGGCTGAATGTGAGGAGCTGTTATCAGATAGCGAAGAGGCCGCACACCACCACTTCATCGAATCCATCGCTCGCCGGGGAGCTCTAGAAACTCTGTGTAATGATGCACTTAGCATCGAAACAATGACTGACATGTGTAAATTATCGCCCGACGATTTTATACTAGCCGCAAAACGAAGCCAGGATATTATTAATTCTGTACAAGAATTAGTTATTCAGGGAGAGACCCTAAGTAAAGATGTGGCGGGTGCATGACAAAAAGTGTTTTTAACAGTAGCAAATGGGCTATTAAAAAGAAAAAACTAGCAGTACTTGTTCCTTGCAGGGACATGATTCATTCAGCATTTAGTAAATGTCTAATAGAGCTAGTTAAATTCAATACACAGAACGGAATTGACACTCATGTGGTCTACGACTCCAGCACGGTATTGTTAACACAGAGAGAAAATCTTGCAATGGAAGCACAGAAGATTGGTGCTGAATATATGCTATGGTTAGACAGCGACATGACATTCCCACAAACGGTCGCATCTAGATTGATGGCACATGAAGAAGATGTGGTAACTGCAAACTATGTCAAACGCCAACCACCATTTAAGGGTGTTGCATATCAAAAGATCGGCGACTGGCAGAATCCTCTAAGTCTTAGTCCACAACCTGATCTTGTTCCTATAGAAGGTATTGGTATGGGATGCTTTATGATGAAGACCGCAATACTAGATGAAATTGCTCAACCGTGGTTTGAGTTTAGATGGAACGACCACACTAAAGATAACCTTGGCGAAGATATGGACTTCTGTATGAAGATCGCTGAACAAGGGCACACTATTAAAGTTGACACTCAACTAAGTTTAGAACTTAGACATCTAGGTCAATGGGCGTTTGGTCCGGAATTAGTCAAATAAATCTAAAAGTAATTCCAGCTTTGCTCTGATTACTTTATTTCCAAAACTGGTCTTCACACCTTGATGCAAGGGCTTGGGCCAGTTGTCAAAACTACACCATGCGTAACCGCTGTGTTCTTCATTTAGTATGGGAATAAATTCTTCTTCAACAATACAGACATAAGTGTTATATTGGAAGTTTTGATCATTTGAAGTGAATAATTCCAGGGGAACAATCTTTTGTAAGGTAGTAACTTTACCTATTTCTTCTTCTATTTCTCTACGCAATGCTTCGAACGGTGTAGCATCACTGGGTTCTTTTCGACCGCCTACTAGTCCCCATGTACCAGCAGTTCTTCCCTGTGTGCGTAGCAAGAACAAAAATCTCTTAGTTTTCTTCGCAAGAAACAGCCCACCGCTAGCGATGATTTGTTGCGTGTTTACAGAATTATTCTCCATGCGTCCTTATCGTATATGCCTTCAAAACTCTTGCTCCAGCTTTCACCGTCCCACTTATATTGAAGGTTCGTATAAATGTTAGTTATATAAGTTGTCTCGGTGACCTCTTGAGAATTGAAAACAACAACCCAGTCTGCACCATCCCGTTCTATAATATCGTTTGCATGTGCAACAAAATCCGAAGTATCACTGTTCTTCCACAGTAACGGACCATCGTCACCAAGGTCTGCATAGTTAGGATTTATATCTTCTAATATCAGATACCTAGTTCCTGATGCAGGAATACCGTCGATTGTTTCTGGATTAATAATAGCATCAATAGTTCCCCTGCCGTCTATGATGGTATTAGTGGGGATTGTATCAGTATCAATACTTAACACCATTCTTCTTTCGTCAAATGGGTCTAGGCTAACATAGGCGATTACTTCATTACCATCAGATTTTGTTAATCTTAATTGAGACAACCCTGCCCTAAATTGTCCTGGATACAGATCTAATAACTTTCTCCATGATACTGTATGGTCGGGCATATAGACATCTTGTGCATCGGAAAATATATTATTTTTTACAATACTAGCTACATTGTTGAGCACCAATAGTTCAAAGTCGCCGGGCGTAACTACTGTTCGTGCAACTCGATCTCCGAGTCCCACATAAACAGAATTAGCATTAGAATATTCACTCTTAACAGTGCCTTCTTCATTTGAAAATACATTGGCAATAATCTTTGTAATAATCCCCATTCGTTTTACTTTTGCAGGAGGAGTAATCCAGATAGGTGTTTCAAATGTCAAGTTTAAAATATCAATATCTTGGTTTGCTCCTTGGGGAACTTGCCTACTGGTCCAATTAGTATCTTTTAGATACAAGACAGTTAGACTAGTCCAGTCTATATAATTGTCAGTAGTTTGTAATTCTAAACTAGGATTAAACAAGTATGCCAACTGTTCAAAAATTTGTAACTTTTGATCTGTGTTAGTAGTCCATATGTCTGTAGAAAATGTTAGTTTATAAGGTGCGGGCATTATTCGTTCAACAGAATATCCTCTTCCTTGTACCTGAGTATATTCTCCGGTAGCTTCGTCATATTCTCGTTCTCTAATATTAACTGTACTAACGAATGTAGGATCCTGTAATCTAGCCTGGTCATAATTTAGGCTTTTAATGTAGCAGGCAATAAATGGAGCGGCTGGAATAGTGTTTTCGCTGTTCTTCTTAAGCAATGCCGCAGTTTGCCTAGACGGATCGCCATACATTACGGGCACTTGTACAAGTCGGCCACTGCCGTCTTTGTAACTGAAGTTACTCATTGCCCTCATAAATTGTGTTAAGTATCTTCTTACTTGTCCGTCATAAAAGTGATCCATTTTAATTATCCGCTTTAGGTTTTAATACTTTGCTTAATGCTTGTCGTTCTTGTATCAGTTGACCATTAACGGTTGCAGTAGTACTATTGTTAATGAAACTTGTTTTCTGTGTTTGTCTAATTTGACTATCTTGCCACGGTGCCGCAGAAACATCCTGTGCACCAAATTGATTCATAGTCATTCTTACACCTTGCTCATATATCACCCATCTCCTACCATCGAATCTATAGAGTGCATTGGGCAAATAATCTGTTCTTAAAAAGTATTGTCCTGTACTAGGAGCACTAGGAAAGGTAATTCCCGAACCAAACGCATGTCCATTCGATGGGATATTATTACCATTTGATACACCAATGTAGACATTTTGATTTGGGGTATTTAGGACGAAGCTAGCATCCATAGTATCCATGCTAGCATCGTCGGTTCCGTCACTGGCCGCGGCATAGTCAACAAGGCCGTTTTCATCAGTTGGTATAACAAACATATGATTAGTATCATATCCGCTTATAGGAGCATCTAGATTAGCCTGCGCTATGATCTGATTGTTAATATCAATACTCTTTTGATAGGTACTCAGTAGATCTCGTAGGGTACTACCGTCACCTGCACCACTTTCTTGATTAAGGATTTCTGCAAATTCTTGACTATCAACTAGCGGCTGACATTTAGCCCTCAATAAATGGGGATACCATGTTTGACTAAAACCGTTAGTGGGTCTGCTGACATCTGTAACTACATAAAATCTTTTCAATGCTACTATACTATCATCTAATGCGTATTCATCTTTTAAATGAGGTAACTCAAAAACATCACCGGGCATGATCTTACGCTGTAACATATCAACGCAATTAGCTAGGTGAAAATGTATCATGATATTATCATTGGTCAGGAACAGGCCAAACTGACTTAGATTAAAATCCAAGTCTTGCATGGTATATATTCCTCGCATTACATAAACATCGGGGTCGTATTTCCTATCTCGATTTTCCATAAAAAGCACATCTTGTATCCCTAATTCTGGGATAGGATTAGTACTATTATCCGGTGTCGTAGGAGTGCTTTCACCGGGTGCAGGCGAAGTAGTTCCTATGTATTTGTGTATAAAAATATCGGTTCCACCCACTTGGAATTGTTCGTTAATTACACGATCCAAAAAGCGAAAATCGTTACCCTTTTCTGATTTATAAAGAGATAGTCTTGGCATAGTAATGTATTTATTGATAAATAGGAGTATGACCGACAACGAACAACAACGCCAAGAAGTTATCGACTACTGCAAAACCATGTTGGGCGACGGCATGATTGATGTAGAGTTAGACCCTTCACACTATAATACCGCTATAGATCGTGCCCTAAACAAGTTCCGCCAACGCAGTAGCAACAGCGTTGAAGAAAGTTATGGGTTTTTAACACTACAAGTAGATGTTAATGAATACATACTTCCCAAAGAAGTTATGGATGTTAGGCATTTATTCCGTAGAAGTATTGGCAGTAGATCGGGTGGCGGAGATGGCGGGACATTATTTGAACCGTTTAGCCTGGCGTATGCTAACACTTATTTGTTATCATCTTCAAACATGGGTGGCCTAGCTACTTATTATGCATTTGCTTCGTATCAAAAACAAGTTGGCAAAATGTTTGGTAGTGACATTAATTTTACATTTAATAGAACTACGAAATTATTAACAATCATGCAACGCCCTCGAGGAGAAGAAGAGCTGTTATTGTGGATGTACAATTACCGTCCTGATTTTAATCTATTACAAGACCCGCAGGCAAGCCAGTGGTTGCGTGACTACAGCCTAGCAAATTGTAAACTAATGCTAGGACAAGCCCGTGAAAAGTTTGCCAGCATCGCCAGCCCACAAGGCAGCACACAACTTAACGGTGCCGCACTAAAAGGCGAAGGAAAAGCTGAAATGGATGCGTTAGAACTTGACCTAATAACTTACAAAGATGGCGGAACGCCCCTGACCTGGGTCACTGGTTAATCGTGAATGATATCGAAGATGAAGAAGGGCTGAATCAAGACAGCCGCGCAATAAGAACTGCCACATTAATATCTGGCAGTAAAATAACATTTCCTACATGGCTGTGCGGCGGCGGCCAGGTTCATAAAAAATATTTTTTAAAAATATTACGAAATAAACGATATGAAAATGCATTTGAATGGTGTGCGGGTCACGGTGAGATAGGGTTTGAACTGATAACCGCAGGAATATGTAAAACGCTGTCATTTTCAGATCTGCATCCCGGATCTGAAAAATGGTGTTTAAAAAATGCAGAAGAGCTTGGGCTCGCAGATCAAATAACCGCATATACAACACCTGTTATCTCTAACATTCCCCAGAATAAAAAATGGGATCTAGTAGTGGGAAATCCTCCCAATTCTGCAGGAGTGGATCATACAATACTTGATAGATTCTCTGAGGAGCGACTATCAAAAGATCATATTCAACTGTATGTACGCACTACCTTTGATATAGAGTTTGAAGCCCACAGAGAATTTTTTAAAAATATTAAAAATTACATAACCGCCGATGCTGACATTTTTCTATCAGTTCATTCAACGGTGCTAGCTCAATTAATGGCATTGCCAGAGCTATTGGACTTTAAAGTAGAAAATGTGCATGATATGTTTCCAGACCCTTATCCAGAATATCAAACGAATGCTGACTCACCCACCGACCCGGACCTAAAAGTTGTCCATTTTAAACAAAAATATATTGACAATTATAGTCAATTATAGTATATTATAGTATCCCAGGAGATACTATGATTATTGGATTCGTTGGTTTTATTGGTTCAGGTAAAGACACTGCCGCTGACTATTTGGTTAACTTCCACGGCTTTCGCCGAGACTCTTTTGCCAATACTCTTAAAGATGCCGTAGCCGCAGTATTTGGTTGGGATAGAGAATTACTCGAAGGTCGTACAAAAGAAGCTAGAGCGTGGCGAGAAGAAGTTGACACTTGGTGGGCAGAGCGACTAGGATTCCCTACACTTACTCCACGATGGGTGCTACAATACTGGGGAACAGAAGTTTGTCGCCAAGGATTCCACGACGATACTTGGATTGCTAGTTTAGAAAACAGAGTTAGAAAAACCAAAGACGATATCGTTATTAGCGATGTCCGTTTTCCAAATGAAATAAAAGCCATACACAATGCTGGCGGACAGGTAGTAAGGATCAGGCGAGGTCCTGAACCTGACTGGTACCAATCCGCACTAGATTACAATAAAGGCCCTAACTGCAATATGGGGTGGGCCACTGGGCGACTTCAGTTAGAAAAACTTAACATACACGCTAGCGAAACTGCCTGGGTAGGTGGCAACATTGATACTATTATTTCTAATGACAGTACTATCGACGAGTTGTTTTCACAACTACAGAATCTATTACCCAATAATCAACTACCGCTCGAAGTCAGTGTAGCGTTGGACCTAATTTAAAAATCAGGACGCAAATCTCCCTGCTTCCACTTAACTCCTTCTTGCTGAAGGACACGCTGGCAATTAGCACAGACTGTTTTTAGGTTAGTAAATCTACAATTGGTTAGGTTGCCATCTACAAAAAAGACATTGAAAACATCTAGCTGTGTTGATTTAAAACCACACTTATCACATACTGTTTTCTTTTTGTAACCCTGTCGTTGCCATAGCGATACTCCTCTCTCGTGCCCTCTCGAACATTGATCGCACACTGATCTATAGAAGGGGTTGCCTTCCTTATAGTAATTAATTGCGACTGGTCGTTCCTGACACTTTTTACATAGTTTTCTCATTGTGGTGCCCTTTTTGTGCCCTTTTCCTAGTGTATTTACCGCCTGGTTTTTACCATCAATGACTAAATATAACAAAGTAAATCCACTAAGGAGTTAAAAGATATGGCAACATTACAATCACCAGGCGTTTCAGTTAGTGTTATAGATGAGAGTTTCTATACACCCGCAGGCGCCGGAACTGTTCCAATGTTCTTCGTTGCTACGGCAGAAGACAAAGCAAACGGTGCTGGCTCAGGCACAGCACAAGGTACGACAGCGGCTAACGCTGGCAAAGTTTGGGTAATCACAAGTCAGCGAGATTTAACTGACACATTTGGTACTCCTTACTTTGAGACTGACGCAGAAGGTAATCCCGTACATGCTGGAGAGCTAAATGAATACGGTCTACAAGCGGCCTACAGCGCACTAGGTGTAAGCTCTAAGGCATACATTATTCGTGCTGATGTAGACACTTCGCAATTAGTAGCCGATGGTAGCGTTCCTGGAGGAACACCTGTAAACGGAACATACTGGATTAATCCAGAAAATTCTGCATTTGGTATTAATGAGTGGAACACTTCGACAAGTAAGTTTACTGTTGTTGCAGATCCAATTATCATCGATAACACAAATGTTGACAACGATTACGATTTAGATAATCACCTCCCAAAGGCTACGGTAGGCGGAGTTGGACAATATGCTGTGTTACTAATCAGTGATAACGGAAACGGTGATGTTGGTGATGAGCCAAATCAAGTTTTTTACAGATCGGCTACTGGTTGGGTACCAGTTAGCGATGGATTCGACAGTGGTAAAACCGTTGCACTAAGTCCCCACTATGATTATCCAGATTTTTCAGCAGTCGGTAACGGCAGTGTTTGGATTAAGACAACTTCGCCAAGTCGCGGATCAAACTGGGATGTTAAAGTCTACAGCGCCGCAACAAGATCTTGGAATACAGTAAGTGCTCCATTATATCACAGTACAGACGCGGCAATTGACGCATTAGATGATACTGGCGGCAAAGCTATTCCATTGGGTTCAGTATTTGTTGAGTTTGATCCCACACAAGAAGATAAAGCAATTCTCCAACCATGGATCCGTTACAAGGGGGGTGCGACATCAATAACAGCATCATCTAGCAATATGTCCAGTGGAGTTGCGGCCTTTGTAATGAGAGAAACACTAAAAGGTGGCGGCTGGAACGAAATCACCGTAGAATTAACAAGCGGGGCCGGCACCGTTCCAATGGGACAGAAGATTGCAGAAGGTATTCAAGGTGCAGGATTTACCAATGTACTAGCAACTTGGGATAGTGCTCAAAGTAGAATTACAATTACCCATGCACTAGGTGGAGATATACAAGTAAATCAAACCACAAATCAGCCATTTACTGATGTATTTGGAGCACCGAGCGCAGGTGAGGTTGCAAACCTATACAAGTGCTATGACGGTAATTTTGAATTCTTGGTAACAAATTGGAAGCCATTAGTTTACGAATCACAAAGCACAGCACCAACAACTGCTCCTGATGATGGGCAAGTATGGTATAGTTCCGAACTAGATGTTGACATTATGTACAATAACGGAACAATCTGGCAAGGCTACTTAAATGCTTTCCCAGACAGTGATCCATTAGGTCCTATGGTTAGTGCAAGCATGCCAACTACACAGCAAGACGGATTAACCGCTCTTGCATTTGGTGATATTTGGATCGATACAGATAACCCAGATCAGTATGGTAGAAGCATTTATGTTTACGATGGTAGTCAATATGTGCTACAAGATGTAACAGACAGCGATTCTCCAGATGGGTGGGTATTTAACGATGCTCGCTGGGCAGATGG